GGGCGAGCTCGGTGGCACTACGGGAGCTTTTACCTCTGGGGCGATGTGCCGGCGCTGATGCCGTTTACTGGACGTAAAGGCATGAAAGGTTCAGTCGGCACCGTCAACGGGAGCGGAAAACATAGGGAACAGAGTTCATGGGATCGCGTGGAAAAGGTTGCCGGATTTCTTCAGTCTGCATCGGTCGCCATCGCGCACAACACGACGAGCGGACACGGGCAGAACCAAGACGGGCGGAAACAACCAGGCATCAGTGGCCTGCGCAAGAACGGGAAGGGTGACGGCTGGTTTCAGGACGGCGCGGCGAAATACGGCAGTCAGTCATCGGCCCGGAAAGCCGCCTCCGCGCACATCGCCAAGATACCGTATGCACTCGCCCGTCACATTGCTGAAAGTTGGCACCCATGACTCACGGACTGCGCTGGACGAATCAAGAATACGAAGCCTATCGCCGCCGTATGGATGGCCTCGCGCCGCCCCTGCCCTTACCCCTGCAGCCGACCGCTGAACCCTTCGACCGCTTCATGGAGCTCTGCGTGTCTGCAAAGCTGCCCCTTCCCGCGCGCGAAGTGCTCCTCATTCCAGGCCGGGATTTCCGCTTCGATTATGCGTGGCCGTTGCTGCACATCGCTGTCGAGCAGCAAGGCTTTCGCGACCACAGCACGCGCAAAGGGCTGCAGCGCGATTATGAGAAGCTGAATCTCGCGCAGTCACTGAACTGGAAGGTGTATCAGTTCACGCCGAAACAGTTGCAATCCGTCGATACGATTGAGTGGTTGCGCGTGCAATTGGGCACACCATGAAGCCCTATTATGAGCACGGCGGGATCACGATCTACCACGGCGACTGCCGTGAAATACTCCCGACGATTAGCGGTGATGCCCTAGTCACGGATCCGCCCTATGGCATCGGCTGGTCACGAGCCACATGGAGCGATGATCCAGCGGAATATCCGGCCTTGATGGCGTGGCTCGTATGTGAAGGGCAGCGCCTAGGCGGCTGGTGCTTTGTGTTTCAAGCGATGCCTAACGTGGGCCATTTCTCTGAATGGTTCCCCAAGGGATATCGGATCTTCGCGGCGTGTAAAGACTTCGCCCAAATCAGACCAACCGGGGTCTGGTATTCTTGGGATCCAGTCATATTCTGGAATAGCGGGCCGAATAGCGGGCCGAATACCAGGCATATTAATCGCGATTATCACGTGGGATCCGTGGCGGGCCTGTTTAGGGACCGTATCGGACATCCATCGCCGCGCCCACTCGACACGATGCAACATATCGTGCAACTCGCAGCCCCGAGGGATGGCTGTGTGGTGGATCCCTTTGCTGGTAGTGGCACGACGCTAGTAGCCGCGAAATCAGTCGTTCGATGCGCCATCGGTATTGAGATCGAAGAACGCTATTGCGAGATCGCCGCGAAGCGCCTCGCGCAAGACGTGCTGCCACTAGAATCAGACCCAGTCAACGAACCGTCGCAAATGCAGTTGAGTCGTGTAGAATGATTCCGGCGGGCGCCGATCAAGGCCCCTGTTGTGACGTGCTTACTCCACGCCACGAGCCCGCCGCTTTCACACCTGAGTAAGAGGTGCTTATGATTTATCCGGCCACGCTTGAGCGTTCACGCGATCTCTTTCATCGCATCATCGCTGCCTGCCCTGACGCCACGAGAGGCGAGCTGATTGTGGCGTGCATTAGCGTGGCGAGTGTGCTTTTGAAAGACGCGCCTGGACAACAACATCTTCCAGACCTTGACCAGTTTCTCGACCTCGGCGCAGAACTCTCCGCAGAACTACTCACGCGCGTTCAACAATCCACGACGCTGCGTGAATCGTGAGCGGTGTCAACGGGAATGGCCACGCGCCGCTGCCCGCGCGTGTGCTGTCCCTGCTCTCGGCCGACCATATCGTTATCCGGCCTGTGCGCTGGCTGTGGAAGGACCGTATCGCCTTGGGCACGCTGTGTTTGGTGGGCGGGCGCGAAGGCATTGGGAAATCTCTCTTCGCGTATTCGCTCGCCGCGCAACTGACTCGGGGCCTCCTGCAAGGCGTCTACTTCGGTCAATGCCGTGCCGTCATCATTGCCGCGTCCGAAGATAGTTGGGAACATACGATTGTGCCGCGGCTTATGGCGGCCGGCGCCGACCTCACGAAAATCTATCGCGTGAATGTCACGACGCCGAATGGTGATGACACGGCGCTGTCGTTGCCCGTTGACCTACTTGAGTTGACACGCGTCGTGGCAATCGCTGATGCCGCCTTGATTCTCCTCGACCCGCTCCTCTCGCGCATCGGTGGCAATCTCGACACGCACAAAGATGCGGAAGTGCGCAAGGCGCTCGAGCCCATCGTGACGCTGGCCGACCGCTCAGGCGCCAGCGTCGTCGGCTTGATTCACGTCAATAAATCCAGCAGCACGGACCCGCTCACGATGCTCATGGGCAGCCGCGCGTTTACCGCTGTGGCCCGCACGGTGCTGTTCGTGATGAAAGACCCCGACGACCCGACGAAGTGTCTCCTCGCGAATGCGAAGAACAACTTGGGCCGCATGGATCTCAAGAGCCTGCAATTCACGATTGCCGAAGTGACCGTCAGTGAAACCGATGAAGGGGAGGTGACGACCGCGCAATTGCGCTGGTGTGGCGAATCCGAGCGCACGTTGCAGGATGCCCTCGACGCCAGCAGCGGCACGCGCGCCGAACAAGGCGCCACCAAAGAAGCCGCCGACTGGCTCGAGGATTACCTCACCAGCCACGGCGGGGCCGCTGAATCCAAAGACGCCAAGCGCGACGGCCAGAATGCCGGCCACGCCGAGCGCACCCTCAAGCGCGCGGCCAACGACCTCCGCTGCACAGTCGGGCCAGTCCCCGGCTCCTTTCCTCGCCGCACCTTTTGGGCATTACCAGTCAGGCCAATCGATCCGGCCCCACTAGACGACGTCCTCACGTTTGAGTGATTTTCCTAATGTTTTCCCATACAGGCCAAATGCCTCACGTCTCCTTCTACACTGGCCCAACAGCCTCATATTTATATCTCTCTTATCTTAAAAGTAACCCCCAGTGGGGCCAGGGCCAAGCACACGGAGACGTCGCGCGCGCGCGTTCATCATTATGCGATTATTTCTGCCCAGCTTGACGGCTATGGCATGATTCAGCTTGACAAACTTGACAAAGACGCGTGGCAAACATGGCGGCAAGCGTCCAGGCCAACGGCCGCCGACCGGACAGACGTGGAAGTGGCCCAAGACGATGGCGAAGGATGCCGCGCGCGAACTCGTGCGTCAGGCCATCACGGCCCATCTCGAGCCGCTCATCGCTGCCCAAGTGGCGAACGCGAAAGGACTGCAGTATCTCGTCTATCGCGATAAGAAGACGGGAAAGTTCGAACGTGTGAAGTCGCTCGAAGATGTTAACCAGGACGATGAGCGCATCGAAGTCTGGGAGAAAGATCCAAGCGTGCAGGCATTCACGGACCTACTGAACCGGGCGATCGACAAGCCGAAAGAACAGGTGCAGGAGATTGCGCTGCTGACGGATGAGACGTTGTCACGGCTAGACCGCGCGAAGCTGCGCGCACGGAAAGAAGGCGAGTAATGGACGCTGACCAGATTGTGTTGGACGACAACTACCTTCATGCGTTGCGCGAAACCGCGTGGGATTGGGCCGTGCAAACACTCAGTGCTGACCTTGAACTCCCCCGTCGTGCGGCGATTGTAATGGGGCGAAATCTTGTCACGGCGATCGACGAGATCCACGCGCTGCGCGCACAGGGCAAAGACGACAGATGTGAGTGCGAGGCTTGTCAGTTACGCCGACTGCGCGTATGAGTGAATCCGCGCTCGTCTCACGTAACTTCGAAGACGAGCTACACGACTGGTGCGGCGAGCTTTATGCCGACCCGCTTGCGTGGGTTCGTGGCGCCTTCCCATGGGGCGAACCCGGCCCGCTCGAGCCATATCTCGAGCCTGATATCTGGCAGATGGAATTCTTCGAATGGCTCGGGCATGAAATCAGTCTGCGCAAGTTCAACGGCGTCGATGCCGTGATGCCGATTCGTGCGGCCGTCGCCAGTGGCCACGGCATCGGCAAAGGCGCACTCACGGGCATGCTCGTCTCGTTCCTGATGTCCACCAGGCGCAACGCCAAAGGCGTCATCACGGCGAACACGGGCCCGCAGCTGCAAGACAAGACCTGGCCGAGCATCACGACGTGGGCCAAGCGGGCGATTACGGCGCACTGGTTCGAAATCAACACGAGCATCATGTATCGCAAGGGCTACCGCTCGGAGTGGAAGGTGAGCCCGCAGACGTGCGACCCGGAGAACTCCGAGTCATTTGCCGGCCAGCACAACGCGGCATCGACCAGCTTTTATGTGAATGACGAAGACAGCAACGTGCCGGAGATCATCCACGAGGTGCAGGAAGGTGGTTTGACGGACGGGGAGCCGATGCACTTTCTGTTTGGCAACCCGACGAGGCGCCGCGGCAGCTTCCATGACATCGTGTTCGCCGGTAAGGGCCGCGGCTGGAAGACGTGGACGATTGATGCGCGGGACTGCAAGTTTCCGAACAAGGACTTGATTGCGGAGCAGTTGACGGAGTGGGGCGAAGAGAGCGACCGCTTCCGGGTGCGCGTGCGAGGCTTGCCGCCGAACGCGGAAGATGCACAGTTTATTGACTTCATGCGGGTGAGAGATGCGCAAAAAAGGAACGTCGACGTCCTCGAAGACGAACCATTGGTTGCGGGGTGCGACCTTGCCTGGGGCGGCAAAGACAGTAATGTCATTCGTTTCCGACGAGGTCGTGACGCACGCAGTATCCCTGCTATCCGTATTGCCGGCGAACTCACGCGTGACCCTTCAGTGCTCACCAATCGGCTTAGTGACGTGTTGGCTGGAACCTACAACGGGCATCGTGTATCTATGCTCTTCCTCGACTCCGCTGGTATCGCCGGAAGCGTGGGCACACGCCTGCGTGAGCTTGGTTTTACCAACCTCCTCGAAGTGAACTTCGGCGCGGACAGCCCCGATCGCAAATACCGCTACATGCGCGACATGATGTGGGGCCGGATGAAAGACTGGCTGCTGAACGGGGCGATTGATAGCAGTCCGCGGCTCGAGAGCGACCTGACGGCGCCTGGCTTGCGGGAAGACTTGCAGCAGCGGGTGTGGCTGGAGTCGAAGAAGGAAATGAAGGCGCGGGACGTGCCGAGCCCGGATGAGGGGGATGCGTTGGCGTTGACGTTTGCGCAGACGGTGGCGCGGAAGCCGAAAGAGGCGCCCGTGCCGACACCGCAGTTTACCGGGTTCAGTCAGTCATGGATGGGCTAACCGTGCTACAGTTTGCCGCAACCATTGTGCTAGGCCTTCTCTGTCTGATCTTTCTCGGCTTCGTGGTGGCCCTTGCGATGGGCACGTCGCGCACCGCGCGCGCCCGGCACATGAAGGCCGCGCCAGACCCGCGCAGCAACTACTATCGGTCGCGGATGGACATCTGATGTTTCGCCTGCCTGACCTCCCGATTGTCGGCTACAGCACGACGCGCGAACGGGCGCTGACGGACAACATTCAGGAATTCATTCGACAGATGGAGCGGGACCGGCCGCGGCTGCTGGCCATCGTCTGCGAAGGCCGCGAGAAGTGGCGGCGCGTGGCGGGCGATATCTGGCGCGGCTATCGGATTGGCGAAGAGGACGGCACGCTCAACGCCATTTACGATTACTTCCTGTTGTTGGCGTGTCCGCCGCGGGTGCAAGTGCGGCTGCTGAAGCATGCGAAGAACGCGCTGAAGTGGCGGGAGCTGACGCGGCGAGCGATGCCGGGGATTGAAGCGGAACGGGAGCAACTGAAAGCCATGAAGCGCTGATGCCCAAAGACGAGGATCTGATTCGCGAAGCGCGGGAACGCTGGAACCGCGCGGCGGAAGCCGAAGAAGCGCAACGTGCCCGGATCGTCCTCGCGAAGCAGTTCCGCGTCGGCAAGCAATGGCCAGACGCCATCCGCATTGCGCGCGAAGGCGGGGGCAGCATCCAAGGCCAGTCGGCGCAGCCGCCGAGGCCCTGCCTCGTCGTCGACCGTCTGTCGCAGCCCGTGCGGCAAGTCAGCAACACGATTAAAAACGCCAGCTTCGGGTTTGATGTGCTGCCGTCTGGCGGCGGGAGCGATGCGGACACAGCGGATATCTTCAAGGGCTATCTGCGCTGGATGCTGAACCGCTCAAGAGGCGAATCGCCCGTGGAGTGGGCCGCGGACCAAGCCATCGAAGGCGGCATCGGCTGGTTCCGGCTGCGCACGGACTACATCAACGAGACGTGGGATGGACCACTCACGGCTGAGGCGCTATGGCAGGCGCTGTTCATGGAGCGCATCACGAATAACCTGACGGTGTATTGCGACCCGTCAGCCGTGCGGCCGACGCGTTCCGACATGCAGTGGGCCTTCGTGACGGAAGACATTAGCCGCGAGGAGCATGAGCGGCGTTTTCCTGATGCCGACATCCGCGACCTTGAGACGTTCACCTCGACGGGCGACACGAGCGCATGGAAAGCCTGGGTCAGCGCCGAGAATGTGCGCATCGCGAACTATTACCGCATTGTCTACACCAAGCGGCACCTGTATCAACTGACAAATGGCACCGTGACGGAGCAGAAGCCTGACGACAAAAAGGACATTGTGGCCTCGCGCGTCATGCAAGTGCCCAGCGTGAAGTGCGACACCATCAACGCCGTGCAGTCGCTGCAGCCGTTCGAGTGGGCCGGCTCGAGGATTCCGCTGATTCCGATTCTGGGCGAAGAACTGAACGTTGATGGGAAGGTGCATCTGCGCGGCGTGATTGAAGAGGGCATGGACGCGCAGCGGATGGTGAACTACACGTATAGCGGCGCCGTGGAAATCTTTGCGCTCGCGCCGAAGAACGCGCCGATGGTCGTGGGCGCGTCCGTGGCGAACTACAAAGCCATCTGGCAGACGCGCAACACGATCAACCACGCCTATCTGCCGTATGACGCCTGGGATCAGGACGGGAAGGAATACCCGCCGCCCGTGCTCGACACGACGGAGCCACCGATTCAGGCGGCCGTGGAACTGATGCGCGTCAGTGAAGATGCGATTAAGGCGACGACCTCGACCGGTGATGCGAGCCTGGGCAATACGAATCCGAACGAGCGCAGCGGGCGCGCGTTACAGGCGTTGCAGGCGCAATCAGACCTGGCGAATAGCAACTATCCCGACAACGTGAAGCGGGCGCTCATCTATGCCGGCGAGCTCGCGGTGGAAATCATCCCGAAGATTACCCAAAAGGGACAAATTATTCACATTCTTGGGATGGACGACGAACCCGAACAGGTGATGGTGGGCCAGCCGTATCAGGAGCATCCGCAGACCGGCGTGCCGCAAGCGTCCCCGCCTGAGGTGACACCGGAGCTCGCGGCGATGAGCAACGGCCTGCACAAGTTCTACGACCTGAACAATGGCCGCTATGCCGTGACGGTTTCAGTGGGGAAGGCGACGGCCACGAAGCGCGAAGAGGGCGCCGCTGCGCTTGGCGAATTGATTCCGCATTTGCCGCCGCCGATGGCAGCCGTGTTGACGCCGGAATACATCGAGCAATTGTCGATGCCAAACGCGCACAAGATGGCGGAAATTGCGCGGAAGGCGCTGCCGCCAGAACTGCAGGCCGCGTCGGATCAGCAAGGGCAGGACCAAGTGCCGCCGCAAGTGAAAGCGCAGATGATGCAGATGCAACAGGAACTGCAGAAGGCGCAGCAATTCATCCAAACGAAGCAGGCCGAGCAACAGGGCAGCTTACAAGAGACGCAGATTAAGGCGCAGGCCGACATGCAGAAAGCGCAGATGGGTTTTGCGAATGAACTCAAGCTGCAGGAGATGAAGAGCGCGACTGCCATCGAAGTGGCTCGTATCGGCGCAGCCAAGGCGCAACTAGACCCAGCAGCCGAAGCGGCTGAGGAACGGCTCGCGACGGGGTTGGAGATGGCGCACGACGTCGGCATGGAAGCGATGAAGCAGCAGCACGAGAAGGAACTCTCCGCGCAGGAGCATGCGCAGTCGCTGCAGCAAGGGCAGCAGGATGCCACCGTGGCGGCAGCGCAACAGGCCGGCTCGCAGAGTCATGAAGCCGACATGGCGCAGCAGGCCCAAGAAGCAGCCAGCCAGAATGGAGGCGGCAATGAGTAGCACGACATGGGGCGCGAATCAGCATCCAGGGATGCCCAATTTCGAGAACATCGCGAGTGCGCGCATTGTGCCCGGCGCTGACCG